ACCGTAACGGTTAAGCTCAATCTGAACTTCGCACTTGGTGATGAGGACGAGCACTTGGACGACAAGGCGGACAAAGATAAAAAGCAGGCGCAAAAAGAACAGAAGAAAAAAGAGGGTGATACTATTATCTAGTCAAAAATCACAAGCCGGAACGCTAACCCCACAGCGATAAAGGTACGAGCCGTTTCTTTTTTCTTGACACTTATGTTTTTAGGTGATATAAATATAGTTAAATGTAACAGTGTTACATAATCATTTTCGCAGAGCGAGATAATTTTCGGTTATGGGGACACTCTTAGGTGTTCATAAACTATTTATAATATTTAAGGAAAATCTAATGAATACATTAACAAATTTGGCAGCGGATATTTACCGTGCAGCAGATACCGTAGGTCGTGAAGTTGTGGGTTTCATCCCGTCAGCTACCGTAAACGCAGAGACAGCCCGTGTCGCAGTAAATGATACTGTACGCTCGCACAGTACTCGTGCCGCTACTGCTGGCGATATCACCGCCGCTATGACTATTCCCGAGGGGACAGATCAGGTAGTAGATAGTAAGACTATGACCATTGATAAAGCTCGTTCTGTTCAAATCCCGTGGACGGGTGAAGAGATCGTATCTGTTAATAATGGTGCTGGTTTTGAAACTATTTATGGGGATCAGATTGCTCAGGCAATGCGTACCCTTACTAATGAAGTAGAGAATGATCTAGCTAACGCTGCTTATCAAGGCGCTTCTCGTGCAACAGGTGTTGCTGGGACTACTCCTTTCGCGAGTAATATGGATCTTATCGCTGAAACTACCGAGATTCTTCGTGTAAATGGCGCTCCTCAGAATGACGGGCGTATGTCTCTTGTTCTTAGTAATACTGCTGGTACTAAACTCCGTAACCTTGCACAGCTCCAAAAAGCTAATGAGGCTGGTAATGACACTCTATTGCGTCAAGGTATCTTGCTTGATCTTCAAGGTTGTATGCTTCGTGAGTCAGGTCAGATTGGCGTTCATACCGCTGGTACGGGTACGTCATACTTACTAAATGATGCTTCAAGTGCGGTGGGTGATACTACTATTGCTGTTGACGGTGGTACAGGTACTGTTCTTGCTGGCGATGTTATTACTTTTGCTGGAACTTCTGATATTTATGCAGTTAATACGGCTCTTAGCGGTGGTTCTTTGTCAATTGGAACGCCAGGTCTTCTAGCTGCTGAAACAGATGATGACGCTATTACTGTTGGATCAAGCTACACGCCTAACGTGCTATTCCATCAGGGTGCGCTAGAGCTTGCAATACGTGCTCCAGCTACACCAGATGGTGATGCGGCTGTTGATACTATGATGATCCAAGATCCACATTCTGGCCTTGTGTTTGAGATCCGTGTTTATAAGGGTTATCGTAAGGCAATGTTTGAAGTTGCTTGTGCTTGGGGCGTGAAAGCGTGGAAGTCCGACAATATCGCAATCCTTATGGGGTAAGTAGTTTGTAGTAACCAGCCAGCAGTCTACCTTTATAGGCTGTTGGCTAAAATATTTTATTTGGAGTTATACCGTTATGGCATATAAGAGAAAAACTCTAGCAGATAAACAGGAGGGGATAGTTGAAACACCCCCTAAGAAAACACCACCTAAAAAAGTAGCTACTAAGAAAGCGGTAGTTAAGAAATCGGGGTCCTCTCATATCGTTATGTTCCGTGAAGCAGATAATAAACTCGCTAATGTACACCCTGATGAGGTGGAGAACTATAAGCTGGGTGATTGGGTGGTCAAATTATGAGCCTTGATGCTACCGCAGGAGGTGTAAGTGCTAATGCTTATTGTACAGTTGCAGAAGCTGATGACTATAATGATCTGTTCCCTAGCGATACAAGCTGGAATGGCACAACCGCAGTAAAGGAAGCTAATATAAAGCTCGCTACATTGTGGTTAGACCAGCGCATTACTTGGTATGGTAGAGTAGAAACTCTCACTCAGAGTTTGCGTGTACCTAGAGCTGAATGGGTTGATCGGGATAGCTACAGCGTTGCTGTTGCTACTGTACCTGTTGATATTAAATATGCCACCGCTGAACTAGCGATGCGCATACACGATGGTACTGTTGGCTCTCTAAATACTTTAGGTGCTGGGTTAAAGTCTACTAAAGTTGAGGGTGTTGATGTTGTCTTTGACCATACCGATACAAGCGGACTCCTCCCTAATCACATTAAGGTGATGTTGAGCCATTGGGGTTTTGTTGGTAATGTCTCTGCTGGTGTTTCTGCTGTTAAGGTTTCTAGATCCTGATGAATTTAAGTGCCTCCATACAGAACGCTATTGACGAGGCAAAGATAGCAACTTCAGACTTGTGGACTACTACGGTATTTAAAGCCACAGCGCCGTCAGCATACGACACAGCTACAGGGGTGGTTACGAGTGTAACTACGTCAACAACTATTTCTATGCTCATAGGGAGCTACTCAGAGGCGCTCGTAGATGGTGCGCAGGTACTCGGTACAGATGTAAAGGCGACTTTCTTACAAAAGGATTTAGCTAGTACACCGGATGTAAACGATTTAGTTACTTATGCCAGCAGAGATTGGGCTGTTATTAGTGTTAAACAAGATGTTGCTAACACTTTATGGATTACACAGTTGAGGGCGGTCTTATGAGCTGGGCAGGGCAGAGAACTTTTATCGAAGAGCGTTTGTCTGATAATTGGGCTACAACTCCAATTTCTTACAGTAATGTAGACTATGCGCCAGTCGCTAACAGTTCATTTATTCGGCTAACAGTTTTAGGTGGCGATACTATAGATGCCTCTTTCTCTACCAGCCGCAGCTCTGGGGTGGTGGTTATGCAAGTATTTACACCATCAAATATAGGTAGTGCTACTGCATTATCTTATGCGGATAGTTTAGCAGCTATTTTTGAGGGAGTGACGAGTGATGAGTTTGTCTTTGGTACAGCCTCTTTAGAAGTTGTTGGTGCGGTAGAAAACTTTTTTCAAGTGAACGTTAATATTGGATTTACAGAGGATGGTTAAGGAGATGCAAGCTGCAGTTCGCAGCTCTATTGAGAAAACTTCTATCGAGGTCTTTAATGAGGTTGCGGCTAGAACTCCAGTAGACACAGGTAATGCTAGAATAAGCTGGAATATTAGTACGGGATCTCCTAATTTTAGTACTAGATCCACAGGTGTTACTCCTACAGGCAATTGGTCAGCAGAGAGCACACCTCCTACCGACCCTGTTGTTTTGGCTAATGATTTTTTGCTAGAATCCCACTTGGATAGAGTTTACATAGCAAATGGCGTACCATATATTGGGGTATTAGAATTAGGGCACAGCGCACAGGCTCCCATAGGGATGGTGGCGGCTACTTTGGCAAGGGACTTTAACCACGTATTACAGGGCAATCTAAAGGAAATATAAAATGGCACTTCAACAAGGAAAAAGAGCAAACATTAGTATAACGGGAGTGGTAGTTACAGATGTAATTATTGATGAGTGGTCACTAGAGCAGAAACCTGTTACACGCACATATACAAAATTTGGGGATGATGCTCCAACTACTGAGGTAGTCTCTAATGACTGGGAAGTGGTTATTGGCGGTTACGTTAAAGCCGGAGCTGCTACATTCCCGGCTATTGGTGCTTCAGTTACCGACCTAGATTTGATATTGGAAGACGCTGTTGCTGATCTTGGTTTCACCTGTTCAGCAGGTATTGTTACCGCAATCAAAGTGGGTGTTAAGAGCGCTGGCAGTATGCCCGTTAAATTAGTGGTCAAGCCAGCTGGTTCGGAGATGGTGGCTTATGGTACGGTAACTTAAAATGGCTGGTTATAATATAGATGTTGCACTTGGGGTAGTTGAAGATACCGCTACACCCGTGCTAGAAAATATAGTCAATAAAGCAGGGGCGCTAACAGCTACGCCGGTTGTTATAGCGGTTGATAGCTCCCAATTGAGGGAGGCTTTGCTCGCTGTTAATACTTTAGACACTAGAATCCGCAGTATGACAAACAATCTAAATAGTTTTAACAGCCTGTTGAGTAGAACTATTGCACTCACCAACCAGCTGAAGAACAGCAAAGTACCAGAGCCTAGATTATGAGCATTATTTTCACTTTAGGAGTAGAGGTAGTAACCTTACCAAATCCACTACAGCCTTATGTTGGTAATATACCAGTCAAAAACATTACAACGCTTTTAGCTGCTAATGGGACAGGGTACTACTACCAGACAGGCACTACCCGATACCGCTACTCTTTTGTTTTTGACTTTAGTGACTCTACACTAGCTTCGGATCTTAGAGACTTTTTTGACACGGTTGCCGTAGGTAGGCTTAACAGTTTCACCTTAACGGATCCGGAGAGTGTGACTTCCACAGTTCGGTTTGATATGGATGAGCTAGTTATTCTTGAACTAAAGTCAGGAGAGTTGTACTCGGTTGCGGTTGAGCTTGTCTCTCAATGAAAACACTAACCTCAGCCTTTAATACTGCAAAGAACCTAACAGAGGCTACTCCAGTTTGGCTCTTAGAAGTATCTGATGGCTCTACAACTTGGTATTACTCAGATCAAACAGTTACTGTAGATGGTCAGTTATACACAGCGCAGGTTCTCAGTTGGGGTACTATGTCAGCAGAGACACCCCGTTTAACAGGTGGTGGGGTTGTATCAGGTACTACAATTAAACTTGCGGAAGATTCTACAACGCTGGCATCGAAAATCAAAATTGGCAGCAGTTGTATTGTTAGATTGTGGTTTGATAACGAGAGTTTGACTGATACGGAAATAATACTAAAGGGCATTATCTCAGATCCTATTCGTGTATCACAGACCTCAATTGACTTCTTAGTGGCTAGTTATGGGAGTGATAAAACAGCAGTTATCGGGGATCTAATAGATGATACTGCCTACCCATCAGCTAGAAAAGAAACTTTAGGTGAGGTAGCGCCCATTGTTTACGGGCAGGTATTCTCACATAGAGCCTTGCCTGTAAACGCTGGCATACTAACAAGACTAGCTACTGCTCTAACTACCAGCTCAACAACTATAGTTTTAGCGGATGGTTCACAGTTACCATCTTCTGGTTCAGTTATTATTGACTTGGAGACAATAGATTACTCGGCAAGGAGTGGTAATACCCTAAGTGGTTTAACTCCCACTAATCCAGTTGATGCCCACAAACGAGGCGCAGAGGTATTAACCGATGAGACAAATTACGACCTGCTCATTGCGGATCACGCAGTAACAAGTATTGGTACAGTGTATGCAGATGGTACTCCGATTTCCGGCGGATCTCTTGTAACGGTATCGGGTAAATCCTATTTAAGGTTCTCGGACTTTCCGCACGATGTAACTCCGCACTATGTAAATAATCCAGCCGCTACTTTCTTTGACGCTAATGACAGTTCTGTTTATGGCGACCAACTGACCTTTGGTGATAGTCTAACTTTTATCGAAGAAGTCTCAAACGTAGGTAATGTATGGAGTTTGGGGGGGCTTACAACACTAAGTGATTGCTATGAAATTGCAGATGGGACAGTTAATGCGGTGTCTTACTTCTATGAAACAGACGAATATGATACCTCGGTGAATGCAACTTGGACTGGTACTTTCCAAATTACTGAGGATTGGGCTTCTGATGGGGCGGTATTGGACTTTGGGTATAAAGTGCTTGATGCTGATGGTGTAACAGAGTTGGTAGCATATACTTTTTTAGAGACCCATACTTTCCCTGAGGGATCTTCCCACACAATAAACCTGAATGTAACAGTAAATAGTGGTGCAGAGTTTGTATTCATTGCAACGGGTGCTTTTGAGTGGAATGGGGACTTCTGTTTGAGTTATGGGGAGCTTACTCAGGCTTACTCAGCAGAGGAGCCAGCAGGTACTAGAGTTTATGTTGAGTCTACTTCCGCAGGTATTGCTTCACAGTTTGATGTATCAAGTGTTCCTAACACTTCTTCAAGTACAGGTTACGCCAAAAAGATTACATTAGATATGGTAGGGTTTGACCTCGACAACCCAGCGGACATTACGGAACACCTACTCTTAAATTACGCTAATGGCGTTGTTAGTGGGGATCTACATACCTCGATTTCAGCTAATACTACATTTGGTACTGATTATGACTTAGGTTTTGCCATCACAGATCAACTAGCTTTGAACATACTGCTTAGACAAGTGGCGTACCAATCAGCGAGCGTTTTCTTCTGGAGCCTCGATGGTGTTGCACACCTATACAAGTTACCAACTTCGGGCGACAGTTCTTTAAAGTCTCTTGGTGTTGCGGATTATCTTCAAGACTCATTTGCCTACGAGTACTCACCGTATAGCGATATTGTTAATAGTATATCAGCTAATTTTGACTATCAGGGTGGGGTTAGTCAGCAGATAGTTAAGGGTGTTAATGCCTCTTCAATAACGGAGTATGGAACACTAGATGGATCAAGTCAGTTTAGACTAACGCTAGTGAACTCTAGTACAGCCGCTACTAATGTGGTTAGTGACTACCTTACGCTTCTAGCTAACCCAAAAATGCTAGTGATATTTGGTACTTCACTAGCTTCTACAGAATTACAGCTTGGGGATATTATAGATATAACTAGTACTATAGGGGAGGGATTCACGAATGAAAAGTTAATAATCACACAGATAGTAAATAAGGTTTCGGGAGAGCTTACGTTTGCTACCGAAACTATATAGCTTGACACCCTTTATTTTGTCAAGTACTATTCAAGTACACTTATAATTTAATTTAACGAGGTAAATCTTATGTCTAAGTTTTCTGATTTTTTAGAGGATAAAATCCTTAATATAACCCTAAAAGGGGCTACCGCTTATAACTGTTCAACTCCTTATGTTGAGCTTTATACAGCTAATCCCTCCGATTCTGGTGGCGGTACTGTTCTTGCCGATGCAAACTACGTTATACAGGCTGTAACTTTTGGTACTGTAAGCGGTGGGGCAGTAAGTAATAGTGCTGCAGTTACATATCCTGCGCTAAATGCAGGGGCTACCATTACAGGTATGGCTATTTTCGATGACGCTTCAAGTACGAATATGCTTTATTGGGCTCCTTTGGATGCTAGTGTAACGCTTTCAGCAGGTAATATCTTCTCAATTGCAGTTGGTGATTTGACTGTAACTCTTGATTAATAGCAGATGAATTTTGGCTCTATAAACGGCTTTCTACTTGGCGGTAATGCGCTAGGCGGTGTTGTTTATGGGTATGGTTCAGCGGCTATTGTTGGTAGTGCCTCGGTTAGTATTGGAGGTACAGTTACAGTATTAGGTTCAGCGGCTATTGTTGGTAGTGCCTCTGTTTCAACGACCGCTACAGTTACCGTGTTGGGTTCAGTGGCTGTTGTTGCTAGTGCCTCTGTTTCAACGACCGCTACAGTTACCGTGTTGGGTTCCACTGATGTTGTTGCTAGTGCCTCCGTTTCAACGACCGCTACAGTTACGAGATACGGTTCAGCGGCTGTTGTTGCTAGTGCCTCAATTGCGGTTAATGGTACAGTTACAGTATTAGGTTCCACCGCTGTTGTTGCTAGTGCTTCTGTTGCAGTCACCGCTACTATTACGAGATACGGTTCAGCGGCTGTTGTTGCTAGTGCCTCAATTGCGGTTAATGGAGTAACTACCCTACTAGGTTCAGCGGCTATTGTTGGTAGTGCCTCAATTGCGGTTAATGGTACAGCTATATACTTAGGGGACTCTGATCCTACGGCTAACTGTTCGATTGTTGTTAATGGTACAGTTACAGTATTAGGTTCAGCGGCTATTGTTGGTAGTGCCTCTGTTGGTATTGGAGGTACAGGAATAGAGTTAGGTTCAGCAGCTATTGTTGCTAGTGCCTCAATTGCGGTTAATGGTACAGTTACAGGGGTGGGTTCGGCGGCTATTGTTGGTAGCGCCTCTGTTTCAATGACCTCTACAGTTACGAGATACGGTTCAGCGGCTGTTGTTGGTAGTGCCTCTGTTAGTACCGATGAGACAATCTATATATTTGGTTCGTTTGACATTATAGGTACTTCTGCGATAGAAATTACTGCTATTGTTCAAGTGATCCTCGATGAAGCTCTTGATATTGTCGCTAGTGCCTCTGTTGATTTTACAGGTAGAGTTAATCCAGATTCCTCAGCCGCGCCAAGAGTACTCACATTAGCCTCAGACGAGAGAGCATACACGTTAGATTCAGAAACACGAGAATTAGAGGTAACTTGATATGGAACAGTTTACAAAACAGCCTAATGAGGCTTTGGATTACGATATAGTTTTTTCAGAGGTAATACCTGATGGCGATACCGTTACAGGTACATTGATCTCGGTGGACGGTAGCGTTTTTGCGCCAAGTTTCTCCTCTGACGGATTAGACATATCAGTTTCCAATGGTACGACTACAACACCGAAGTTATGGATTAGTGAGGGTACTGATGCAGCTACTTACTTAGTTTCGGTGCAGGTCTCGACCAGCGCAGGGCGGATTAAAGAGTCAGACTTCAGAATGGTAATTAGGGAGATCAATTAGATGGCTTTTGCAAATAATGTAAAGAGTGCGTTAGAGAATGCGGTAAGTATTGGCGCAACAACGGTAGATGTTACGAAGGCTTCATCACCTTATAATGACCCTCCGGTGCGGGGCAAACTAACAATTATGGATAGTCTCACTAGCCCTACCGCTATTGAGATCATATCCTATACGGGGCGCACGGATAATACCACCTACTGGACTCTGACAGGGGTTAGTAAAGCACAAGAGAGTACGACCGATCAGGCTTGGGGTGCTGATAGCGACTGTATACAGTCTATTACAGCCATAGATGCTGTTGAGAGAGGTCTTTATGCAAGCCGTACTATATCGGCAGATGTTACACTAGATGCAGATACTAGATATGAGACGGGTACAGATACAGAAATTGCAAGCGGTGTGACAGTAACAGTCCCTGCTAGTTCCATCCTAGTCTCAAAATACTATGACAGTTTGAAAATACTTTAACAGGAGAAAATTATGGCTATTAAATTAAATACAGCTTCGGGGTCAGTTACACTTACTGCAGAAGATGGCGCAGGTGGCGCTTCAGTATCTATTCCAAGAGCTGGTGTTCTCGCTCCTGATGGTGATGGCAGTAGCTTGACAGGCATAAACGCTATTACAGATACCTCCGAATTAACAGATGTTACAGTTGCAAGTGCTGATCCTGAAAGTGTCAGTAATGTACCAGCGGCAGGTCACTTATGGATTAATAAGGTCTCTGGGGAGGCTTTTATCTGTACTGACGCAACCACAGGTGCAAATGCTTTTTATAATATAGGCGAGGGGACGGGTGGTGTTGTACCACCGGTTCCTTGGGGCGATCGAGGTGTGTTTGCTGGCGGTTATGGCTATAGTAATGTTATGGATTACATTTCCATAGCAACCCCAGCTAATGCGGTTGATTTTGGCGATCTGATTTCCGCTAAAGGACAACTAGCTTCAGTTAGTAATGGGTCAAGAGGTGTGTTCGGTGGTAGTACTGGCGGTTCTGGCGAGGAAATGGAATATATTACTATAGCAACTACAGGTAATGCTACTGATTTTGGGGATATGGTTGCTTTTAAGTACGGCAGAGCGGGCGTTTCTGATGCTTCAAGGGGTGTATTTGGTGGTGGTGCTTCACCTTATAGTAATGCTATGGATTATATTACTATAGCAACTACAGGTAATGCTACTAATTTTGGGACTTTGACACAAAGTAGGGCTACTCTTGGAGCCGTGAACGGTGGTGGTAGGGGTGTTTTCTGTGGTGGTGCTACTGCTACAAATATTATGGATTACATTACTATAGCAACTACAGGTAATGCTACTGATTTTGGGGATATGCTTGCGGCTAGTTACCGATTATCTGGATGCTCTAATGGTTCGAGGGGTTGTCTTTCAGGTCATAATAAAGAGCTTATAGAGTACATCACAATAGCAACTACAGGTAATGCTACTGATTTTGGGGATCTCCAGTCGGGCGCTGCTTGGGATAGGTATATGATGGGCGCTACCTCTGATGGTTCTAAAGGTCTATTCGGTGGTGGTGGAAATACTTGGTCACAAATAGATGCAATTACGATAGCAACTACAGGTAATGCTACTGATTTTGGTGATTTGACAGTGAATCGTAGAGAGCTTGCAGCTACTAGTGGCGATTAATTAGGAGATACGAATTATGCCTTATGAAATTGAAAGTGCTTTAGGTTCTGTTGTTCTAACAGGTGAAGACGGCGCAGGTAATGTTAATGTAGAGATTCCGAGAGCTGGTGTTCTCGCTCCTGATGGTGATGGCAGTAGCTTGACCGGTAGCGTTATTACAGATCCAAAACTCAATAACCTTACAGGTGCAACCGTTTCCGCTTCTGATCCAACAAGTTCTGATAATGCGGATGCGGCTGGTCATCTTTGGATTAATAGTACTTCTGGTGAAACCTTTATTTGTACCGATGCTACTAGTGGCGCAACCGCTTGGGGCAATGTGGGTGATGGCTCTACCATCTAATGCTACAGACTTCGGTGATTTGACCGTTGCTAGGTGGGGTCTTGCCGCTTGTTCAGGCGATTAATTTAACTAACTTAAAGGAAATAAAATATGAAATTTTTAGAATATAAACTACATAGAGATAACAGCGGAAATATGATTATCCCAAACTTCGTGGAGAACGGTGGTAATTGGTTTAATCCAGCAGATCATACTATGATATTTGCGGATAAAGGGGAGACTGAATATTATGTTCCAGACACACTAACCTCTTATGACTTAGCAGGTTTGCAAGCTCGTGTTAGGGGTATCAATGCCGCTACAGGTTCAGTAGATGAGAATGGTCAGCCATTTAGTGATGCCGATAGTGATGCAGCCGTAGCGGAATGGGCTGGTAGACAATGAGCAATACCGCAACCAATGTCGTTGATCTAAAAGCTGTAGATACAGTCAATACATCGAGTGTTGTAGATTTGGCTATCCTCAATAATAAGAACCACGAGCTAGTTGCACGTGTGTCGTCAGGTTTACCAGCGTTGGATAACCAGTCTCGTATGTTTGACAGAAATAACAGTCAGACTACGCTCTCTATGATGTCACTCACAATGCTCAACGGTCAATCTCCTATGCGTATGCTGCGCCAAGTGTTGGCAGAGGTTGAGAAGCGTAAGGGAGCTTTAGTTGAAGCTCAACATACCGCTGCAAAAATTAGAGCTAAAGTGCATAAACTCGAAGCTCTTAAACAGCCAACTAGTGTTGAAGAGGCTAAACTAATCAAGGAATCATTTAACTTAGAGCAGATAGGTAATAAGATAAATGGGTCGCTTAAAGATATAGCAACTCTTATGGATAGCTACGACAGTATTAAAGAGAAAAACGGTATCGGAGATTGGTCAGAAGAGGATTATGAGCGTGAAGAGAAAGCACATCACGTGCGTAGAGGCTTTGAGTTGATGTACCGTAATCTTATTGAGGGTGGTCATCCTAAAGAGGCTACCATTGAATATTTAACCCAATATGGAGTACATACACAATTGGCACTCGCTGAGGTTTCAGGGTATATTGAAGTTGTTAATAGACTGATAGCGGCAAAGGAGGTCATTACTTCCTCTCACCTGGAAGACTTCTTTGACGAAATGAAAGTTAAGTACCAAGGTAATGCCGATATAGCTAGTACTAGAGTATTTGGTAAAGCTGAGATAACTAACCCAACTTATATGACAATGTTGACCAACGATTCGGAGTAAGTAATGAAAAACGACTGGCACATAGATAAGACCGTCTCGATAGGACATATGGTTTCTACGATGGTAGTGCTTATAACCGGCGTTATGTACATAGACTCAATAGACACTAAAGTTGAGAAGCAAGGCGTTAAGATCGAAGCTATACAACAGCAAATACATCAACAACGCTCAGACACCAAAGATATGTTCTTGCACATTCGAGAAGATATGAAGCGTATCAATGATAAGCTGGATCGGTTGATAGAGAAATGAAAGAAGACTTACTCTTAACTGTGATAGTGAGTGCGATAATGCTCGCTGTATTCTTGGCAATGACAGGTTGCACACCACCTGCCGAACGCACTAAGCCAACTGAATCATTTATGCCAGACAAAGGTGTGACTGTCGGTGATGTGCCTATGATCCTTGTGGAGATAGACGGTAGACCTCACCCATTAGACAGAGGCTTCTAATGCCAGACGACATAGTTGTGTTCCTCCTTATTGTTGTAGTGGCTATCGGGATTGGATGCATCTACAGTAATTGTGAGAGCAACAGATGATCGAGTGCAAGAAGAGTGAGAGTTTTAACTGCCAGTATTGCTTCACTCCAATTGTAACTTGTTTTGATGATGGCACAAAGATAGGGAGACAAATATC